GTACTGCTTCATGTCCTTAGAGAAATGGAAAGAATCGGTTACGAATGCCATTGGGGCATATTCTCAGCGAGAGAAACAGGCTTGCCCCATCTTAGGCAAAGAGTCTTTATCTTGGGAAAAAGAACAGATATTGAAACTTCTAGGCTTGAAGAGTTTTCCAAGCACTTTCAAGACAGTTCTAAAGAGTGCACATCAAACAATGTCAACCGAAACGATGTATTATATAGGAAAAACAAGGGAACAATGTATGATACGTCAGGAAATTGGGCAAGTGACTCAGCCGTCTTATTACAAGAGATTACTGAATCAGCTTTTAGCACTGAAAGAATCCAATCCTCAAGCATTTGCACGCCTAGCGGTAGAGATCGAGAGCAACAATTCTACGAACCCCCTAGAACTCTTAGAAAAGACATGGGCAACGCCAAGCACCAAAGAAACACAAATGACAATGACACCGGCACAAATCGTAGATCGTCAATTGATGATGCAGGATTCGGGGGATCGCAAGGACAAGAAAACGGATATGTTAACACATCAAGTGACAATGAACGAATTTTACAATTCAATGAATTGGGAAACACCAACGAAAAGGGATTACAAGGATACAACCTACACACCGGAAACATTGACGAACAGACTAGACAAGGGACACCAAGATTCAATCGCAATGCAAGCCCTACGATCGGACAAACTAACATTCACCGAACTACGAACGATGAGAGAACAAGCACTAGCGAAACCGGAATCAGAGAGAACACAGGAAGAGATCAACCTTTTGAACTACAGAGAAATGTTGAATCCGAGATGGGTGGAAATGTTGATGGGGCTACCCATTGGGTGGACTATGAAAAATTGTGTCAAAGTTATACAAGTATCGTGGATGAGATAGCTTTATTAGGTAACGGTGTTGTCCCCGCTACGGCAGAACTTGCATTTAGAATTTTGTTTAATAAGTTTCTTTGATTATTTATTTAATTTGTCAATTCGTGCCTCTAGTGCATTAATCCTTGTTTCAAGTTCAGATTTTACTTGATTATTTTTGATCTTGTTAAATAACAAAATCGCAAAGATCGCAAGCGCTAAAGGCACATTGTTTTGAGTAACTTGCATCAAATCTTTAATTTGTGCAATTTCTTCACTTGGTACACTAATCGAACTTTGAGGGGTTTGTTCTTCCATGATCAAATCCTACAAGGTCAAATCGGCTTCATCTTTAAGGCGTTTTGCTTGGAAACTTGCATTCTCTGAAACGATCGCCCCCGCTTGAACTTGAAATGATCTTGTTTCACATCTTGCACCTTCAATTTGAGCGACGATCTTATTCTCCACACCATCATAGACAACTATGGTGAGTTCTGGGAAACTAAGAACATCCACAGTTTGACCTTTAGGCCAAATCCCCAATTGACGAAGTGACCGCCCGCTAATACGAACTAAATCGCAACGAACATCTACCGAACGAGAGGTAGGAATGATTTCTTCTGAGTCAATATTTCCAAGCACATTTACACGTTGTAAAGTATGATTCTCATTGACACTAATACCGGTAGCGAAGCCGGCTTCTACTTGCCCCAAAGCTGTATTAAAATATAACTTTGCTCTTGCACCACTAAAGACTTTTTCCATTTTCTAAGCTCCTTTAAAATCTGCTAACGCTGGCAGTAATTGCGATAAAGTTCAAAGGTTCTACTGCTGCAACGGTGTAATTTACCTTGAGAGTATCACCAATGTTCTCTAGCACGATGTTCTTATATGCTTTGATTACACCATCTAAGACTTGTTGATCAAGGCGGGCGGAAACAATGCCTAAAATTCTTGCACTGGTTACATTAAGATTTCTATCACCTATATAAATATCTAGTGCGTTTCTAAGATCACGAACGCTTGTGTTGATACTTTCATTTGCGGATACTTCTGAATAAATTGGGTTGTCATCTCTAATCCAAGTAGTTACAGATCGTTCAATGCGCCAACCTTGATTATCGGAAGTTAAAGCACAAATGCCCGCTTTGATTGCATCTGTTACATCTCTATTTGCAATCCAAGAACCAAGCACATCCACAACATCGGGGCGCTTTCTAGTTAAAGGTGTTGCGACTGGTGTACCTGCTTGCATACACGCACAAATCAACGCAAGATACTTAGGTTCAAGGGTTTGAATGACGCCTTGGGGATTAGTAACTTTTACACTTTGCCCAACAATAGCAAGATTTCTATTATTGAGAGCTTTAACCCAATTATTTTTTAAATTGGTGATTGATTGATTAGCACTAGCACCAACCCAAGCATTTCTTTCACTACCTGCCAAGGCGGACTTTGTGCAATGCTTCAAGATTTCTTTATGAACATCTACATCACTTGACCAAGGCACAATGATTTGAATGTCACTTGTTTCAATGAGTTCAAGGGCGCTTGTCCAATCTCCTAAAATTACATTGGATTGAGTGCCACCAATTAAGAAAGTGCCTGTAATATCAATAAAATCATCACAAGCATCAGTTCCAACACGAACCAAAGACACAACCTTAGACGCGCCTAAAGTGTCAATAAGTTCTTGTAGGTTAGCAGTAACAACGGCCTCAACGCCTTTAATATCTTGTGCAAGTCTAAAACCATCTAAGGCGGTCGCATTGTATGTTTTACTTGCTAAATAGTTTGCGGTGAAATGGTAGTCAGTGTTTGCTTGGTTTACAAAATCTACTACTTCATTCACTGTTTCAAAGGTTGAGAGGTCGAGATCAAAAGCCACGCCGTCAATTGTGAGAACAAGCCCCGCCTTTGCTGTATTGGTAATGCTTAAACCATAGATTTGAGTAAAAACATTGCTTGTTACCTTAGTAGTATTGCTAAGTGTAATTGTTTGTGTACTTGCCACGCCGTCCACATTATAACCACTAATCACGATTACAACATTCCCTGTAGGCGCTTCATCCAATTGGAAACCTAAGCCTGCAACTGTTTTCATATCGGTAACATTTACAGAACCTACACTTGTACTTAAATCAACGGTCTTAGTCCAATTGATCACAAGATTACTTGTATCGCTAAGATCGATGCTTGCTGTTGTTAGTGCTGTGCCTGTGTATTCAAAAGAACAAACATCCCCGCTTGTCACATTTAAATACTCTTCTGCAAGTCCATTACGATTTAAAGTAACATCAAACGCACCATCAAAAGAACAAGTCAAATAAGTATTGTTTCCTTTATTGCCCCATACGGACGCCTCAAAGGTGGCAACAGTATCAGCGTTATCATTCGCAAGATCATATTTTGCTTGTGTGCAAGTTTGAACATTTAGCAAAGTTAAAGAATTAGCGCCGGCGGGGACACGAGCGTCAACGCTAGGGGCAAAGGCAAGTTTGCCAAGTAATGCTAATTCCTTGTCTGTGCTGTCATAATCCCTTAGCGCGCCTGCGCTTGTAAAGGTTAGTGGATTGTCAGCTTCAAAACTAGGAAAAGCACCAACGAGGCAAACATTGCCTGTGCTTGTATTTTGACCACCTAAAGCGCTTGCATCTACAGTAGCATAAACGCCGGGTTTGTATATCCTTAGGCCATTTAAGTTTAATGAACTTGGCATGTTTGAACTCCTATCATCTTTCTTTCATAGTATAAAATAAATCAAAGTTTTTGTTTCATTTTTTCTTAAGTTTCTGGGATAACCCCGCCCTTAATTCCATTCTTTTCTTGATCACTTGCTAAGATCAGCAAATCATCAATGCTTGAGTAGGTAGTTTGATCCCCAACCTCTGCATCTTTAGTTAGTTTAATCTGGACGGGGTAACTTGCACTAAAATTCATCTTGCGTACATATATCCCAAGTTCTTCACTAGATAGCTCCTCTTCTGGATCAAGTAGTGTAGTGCCTTCATAGGCTGTTTGAGAGTACCCCGCCTTCATAATCGCCCTTGCGCCTTGTTCAAAGCATGCACGCAGCACAATAAAGTAAATTCTTGCAAGTTCTGGGGATTTAGCAAGTATGACGACTTGCGCATTCTCTGAAACATTATAACCCACTACCAAGCGCCCATCTGTATCTCTATACTCAGTTTTTCCCATAAACTTATCTTGTACATCCTCTTGACCTGTCAAGACGGTAATCATAGGCGCTTGGGCTGTGCCTTGTGCATACCTTGCACGAAAAACGGGCTTTTGTGCAACGAATAAAGAGAACCACGATTCAAGCGTGGCATCCTTTAAACCAAAGAACAACGCTTTAAATGCTGGCTTGGTTTGTAGGTAGTATTCAAACCCATTATGAAGGGTTTCAAGTAGTAATAAATCGAACATAGTTAATATCCATAGACTTCATCAATGAGTTGGGGAATAACCCGATAAACACGATCCGCCAAGTTCAAGGGCTTTATGCCGGGGTGCATCCACTTAGGCGCTTTTTGATCAACTGTCATACGGCGCCAAGTAATATAGCCGCTTGTTTGTGTTACTGGTTTGCCTTGTTTGTTTGAGTATGTGCTTGCTTGCCTCCTCATACCTGCGTAAATATCTACTGCATGATGAGGGGCTTTTTTAGCAACCAACCCGCGAGGCAATTGATGCCCTTTTGCCCCTCTTGGACTACCTTGAGGCGTGACATTCCCCGCATTTGCATGAAAAGAGATCATAGGTGAAAGTTTCTTAGCTTTCTTATAAACCTTTTCATTCTCAGATTGTAGTTTCTTTGCACTCTTTTTAAAGGGAACATTTAAATATAGGTTGCCTTTTTTATCTCTTCGTATGTTTCTTGTTTTCTCTTGAAGCATGAATTTACGCATATCATAAGGCCCCGTTGTACCTATGCCACCGGGACCCATTCCAAGCTCATACATAAGGGCAAGCGTTGCACTTTGCCCTGGCTTAGGTAAACTGACAGAGATACCATTCTCATCCGCTTGATTGATAGAGAGTGATCTAAGATAGCTTTGTTGAACATTCCCTTTAAGCGAACTTCTAGCCTCCGCCGACCATTCAGCAAGTATCAAATCTGCAAGTTGTCTTGATCTTTGTTTCTGGTTTGTCTTTGATAAACCAAGCCCATTGATCAAGTCAACGATTGACAATTTTTTAATGTCAACCATTTAAACCTACTCCCATAAATTCTAAGGTGGCTTTGCACTGAACGGGCATCAATCTAATTTGCTCATCTGTCGACTTGCGAACATACCTAGAATCTCTATGTGTATGTGGGTTATCTGCAACATAGTAGCGAGGATGACCATAATAAGCGATGGAAAAACGGACGCCAACGGCGGGGGCTTTCCCATTCAAATCACCCTTAGAGAAATCAATATCACCGTTTACAGTGACATCAAAGTCAACCCCCTCCAATAGTTCACCATTGACCACGCCCAAACCTGCACTAGTAGCAACATGTAAATGTAAAACTCTTAATGTAGTTGCCCCGCCTTGTGTATCTAGCACGCGGGGGACGATTGGGTTTCTCATTGATTGGATACTCCCCGCCTTGCGCGTCCTGGTTTCCTTAAATATCATGCTAGAATCGACCATTGTAAAGCGATCACCAAAAGAAGGCAATGTTTCAGGTAGTAGGGTGATATTGACCATTCCCCGCGCATATTCACCATATTCATGAAATCTTGATTCATCTGAACTTGCACTTGTGATCAAAGCTCTAGTGTCTTGTTTACTATGCCAAAAATAACCAATACCTTTACACAATTGACAATCAGAACGAACTTCACCATGTTTCTCTAAGTTTGCGTCTAGTTCTGGTAAATCAAGGATCAAATTATCCCCCTTATTTGAACAAGGGCACTCAGCGCACATTTCCCAAGATACGAGCATTGACCTTGTGAAAAATTGCTTTCTAAACTCTTCATTTAACCAATCCACGCGGGGGCGTAGTTTTGTGGGGACTCGTGGGTTTATAGTAGTCATTAGATTACTCCAAATTGGTTGATTTTGTATTGGGCTTTAACTGCCTTCTTTAGTGTATCGTACTGTTTTTCGTAGTAATCTACACGCGATGAATAACCCGAATACATAGCGGACGAGGTTGTTTGAATGCTTTGTGATAAGCCATCAACCCCAATAGAACTAGAAGCAATGCCCGCCCCCAAGATCAAATCCCCTGCAACTTGTAAAATCATGTTGCTTGAGGCTTTTAATGTGATCATATGCTTAATGTCACTTGGCAAGGTATCAAGCAAATAAGTAATCTGAATATCTGTTACGGGGGCGGTATTTAGTTCAATGACAAATGAATCTTGACCTAATGTGATCGCTTTACCTGTAACGCCTGTAGGTAGTGTTAAAGCAACACGATATTTTAAGAAACAATGTTTACTTAAATTCACTGTAAATTGTGTTTGCCCTGCAGGGAATGTAATTGTCTCTTTTCGTGTTTCAAATCCCGCCGTGTAATCAAATTCAAAGTAACCTGGTATAAAGTCACGGCCTTCATAGAAAATCCCATAGTTTCCCAAAATAGGCATCCCCGCCGTAAAGAAATATGATCCTAAGCTCTCTTGTGATGGGATAATGTGCATTTGACCATGAATCGCCGAAACCATACGAATCCACGAAACAGGCAAATCAACGGGTTGAAACGACCCGAATCTAATACGAACCTTATCAATGGATACGATAGGCCTATAATCAAGTTTCATAGGCCAATAAGAAAACCTCCCTTGTCTTTCAGCGTCATGCGTTTCTTGGGATACTTTAAAGGGTTCTAAGTTGATACCTATGTCATTTTCTATATGTTGAATTGATGCTTGAATAGAGGTTTCATAAATCTCATTGGGGAATGGTTGCCCGTCGTCTGTAGTCAAGTCAACACCTAATAAAGAGGTTTTCTTGAGATAATCGGGCGTGATAATATCTAGTAATGTTGTAGTACTCATAAAGGCAACCTTTTATCTAGTGCCAAATACAAAAAGGGCATTAGATCATTTAATCTATGCCCTTATCATAACATACTTAATACGAAAATAAGATAAATATTAAACTTAACCTAAAGTTTCAATCAAACTTGCGCCAACACGTACATTCTTAACAACCCAACACTTTGAAGGTACTTTAACAATTGGTGAACCAAAAAGCATGAGTAAGAATGGTTTGCTTGTTTGAACTTCTGCAAGTGGGCGTCTAAAGAAATCAAGCAACTTGGCAAATTCCATAATTTCAGAACTATGTTGTACAAATACAATCTTATGACCGTTAGGAATGTTTTCATTACGATCAACCCAAACAGTAGCGTCTGAACCATTAGCCGCAACTTCATCAATCAACACAGCTTCACCGGCGGGGCGGTCAACTGGTGTTCTAAAAATCTTGAAATAGATTGCATCAGATTGTTGTGCAATGGTCAAAGTTACCTTATCACCGGCGGCAACGGTCTTAGCTACAGAGGTAACAGGTGCAGAATAACCATTGTTATTCATTGCTACAACCTTATAGAAGTAATCACCGGCATCATTTGCAACGAATTGAGAAGCGGAATCACTAGCAACAACGGCGGTTGTTAAAGTGGGGGTTACTGGTGCGCTAGTTGTACCACTTGCAGAAACGGGAGCTTTTGCATTGTTTGATAAGAATGGCGCACTCTTAACAGGTACAGGGCCAATGGGTCCCATGATAGAGATTTCTTGAGTACCATATGTAATAGATGAACTATTAGTAAGAACCAATTGATCATG